GTTCTGCAATTCGCAGAAATGGTAAGGCTGGACAATGCTGTACATCTTGTAAACGCAAAAGCACCAATGGAATCACACGCAACACGAGCAGTCTTCAGCTTTGCACAGCCACTAAAAGCATACTTTCCCCACGTTTTCACGCTGGCAGGCACAGTGACTTCCGCAATGGCGGTGTGATAAAAGGCATATGACTGGATCGCAGTAACTGCCTGCGGAATGGTAACAGAAGTCAGACCGGCTGTATAGCCGATTACAGCATCTTCCTGTGCAAAAGCGGAATCACCCATGCTGGTCAGTGTAGCTGGAAGAGATACCGTTTCTGCATTGGAACAATGATAAAACAAACGGTCACCCAGACGAGTAATGCCATTGCTGAGCACAATTTCTTTGATCTGGTCGTTTTGATAGAATACAGAATCGTGAGAAGTATAGTCGTATGTTGCACCCGTGCCACGCAGCAGCAATTTCCCATTGTCGTAGAGAACATAGTAGATGTTTTCCCCGCACTGTCCGGTCGATAGGATTTCGCCTGCGGTCAAATCATCTACCTTGTTTTGCAGTTCCGAAATCTGGCTGTTCATCGCATCCAGCCGCTTTTGCAGTTCGTCCAGCGTGGCATTCGTCTTTGCCATTTCGGCAAGCATCTCGGTCACTCTGCACTTGCCAAGAATACACTTGCAGTAACCGCATTTGCTCTCATCTGCACGGCAGTCTGTCAGGTCAGAATAGCTGTCGTTCCAGCACGCAGTCTTACAACTGCTAAAGTCAGATAAGTCGTCACATTGTTGTTGGTAAAGGCAGGAATGGTTGGGCTGGTGGCTGCTGTACCTGCCAGAACACGAATCCCACAGGTACGAGTGGACAAATCACAAAACAGTCCAATGACTACATAGCGATTCAACGATTCATCTACATAAGAGGAAAGATCAACTGTATGCAAGGTGTTGCTGATCAGGTAATGACCATTGATCCACGCCTTGCCCGTGCCGAATGTAACGGATAAATTTTTGACTGTTGGTGCAAAGCACTGCCGGTATGTATCCAGAATCCCATTGCAAATCAGGCTGGACAGATATGCGGTGAAATCCTCTGCGGTATACACCCGGTCAAGGTTTTGTGCGTTAAAAAATCCATAGGAAAATGCCATATGCTCACTCCATCTCCTTAAATGTCGGGGTCAGACTTCTGCCGTTCTGGTCGAAACTCTCCACCATGCCGATCAGCTGGATTCGAGGCTGAATCAAGCCAAAGCGTTTCTGTTCCACGGTTACATAATCGCCCACAAAATAATCCTTGTTGTACTGATACTGGGTCGAAAAAGCAGCGATGGCGGATTCCGATGCCGTTTTTGGCTGCACCAGATGTTCCGCACCGCTGCTTTTCAAGATTTCCAGATATTCCGCATCCGTCACATCTTCTTCCTGTGCGGTGTTTCGCTCGTCCACATAGACCTCATAGCGGTCAAGATAGGTCGGCTCTGTACCGGAACAGAAGGTGGTTCGCTTTCTGGCATTTCCTTCGCCGCAGCCCAGCACATAGGCAAAGTTTTTCTGCACCGCATCGTCCGCCGCATAGGAGAATGACAGCAGGTTGTTGTACGCATCGGAGAATACGATGTGGGGATTTTCATCCTGCAACAAACTGCGGTCTGTTCCGGAAAACAGGTCGCATTTCAGTGCATTTCTATCCAGCCGCACATTTGCTGAACCGCCAATGGTTTCACAGAGGCTGTACAGCCATTCTAAGATGTTGTCATAGCTGACCTGCATTCGTGCGGTTTTCTGCCAGCAGTCACCGGAAACCGTACCCATGGAAAAACCGGGCAGATTGCGGATTCCGGCAGAAATGACATTGCGGGACAGCACTTTGCGGACGATGTCCTCATAGCTGCCGTTTGCGGTGATGGTGGGATAGATGATCCGCCGTTCCAGCAGACAGGCAAGAAACCGTCCGGTGACAGTCAGATAATCGCCCTTTTCAGCATCCGTCTCCAATTGCAGGGACTCAATGATGCCGAAGTGCTGTGCATCATCGCTCCTTGCCACAATTCTGCCACGCTGAAAGATGGATACATTCTGCGGACTGGCAGCGATATACACCTCAAAACAGCCGCATTGGTAGAATTCAATATCCCACAGGAGAGAAGAATAGCTGTCACAGATTGCTTCCAGTGACACAGAAATCTGATCTTTCAAAGCTATCAAGCTGTAAATTTCCAACTGCATTTCTCACACTCCCAGATAAGAATTGCGGTGCATCAAAGTTACACGCAGTTTTTTCACACCACGAACTGCCTCGACCCGAAAGATATTCGTGCCTTCTTTCAAGGTCAGCCAAGTGGAACCGGAAACCAGCCGGTTCAGGATGTTGCTGTCCACACCATTGCGTGTCAGCGTAACGGTCTTGTTTCCGGTTTTCGTGGTAACCGTAATGACATCACCGGTCAGAATATCGCCTTTGATTTGCAGATACTCGCCGTTTTCGTTGTAAATGGTCGGTGTCACTGCCACCACTTCCTGCGGAATGTCGCTGGGCAATGCTTCGATTCGCAGCGTGAATCCGGTTTCATCCCCGTCATTGGCAATGGAAAACAGATTGCTGTTGGAGTACACGCCCAAAGGAAACGGAGCATCGCTCTCCGGAAAAGGAAAGTGAAATGCTCCGATCACACCGCTGTAATAGGCATAAAAAATATCCCGGCTGTACCAGTAAATGTCCGGACAGAGAATAGAGATCTGCCCGCTGATCTGCTGCTCGAAATTTGACACTTCACAAGTTTCTACATACCCCTCGGCATAGACATCGATGTTCGCCGTCTTGTACCAGATCTTGATGTATCGGGACGGCTTGACCACATGATACAGCCGATGCCGCCGTTTCTCAATACCGATGCCACGCATGGCAAAGGAGATGACCACGTTTCGCTTTTCGATGAAGGCATTGTTGAGGTAGCTGCCGTTCATGCCTGCATAGGAAGATGTAGAAATCGTTCCGGCAGGCGGATTCAGACCTTCGATTTTGGAGGTCATGTATTGGTTGGCGGTGGTGGATAGATTCACTTGTTCGCCGGATTCGTTTTCGAGGATAAGGGTGAAATACATGGAATACCTCCTTTTCTATCGGCAAAAAACATTTTCAACAAGTATATTTATTTGACTTTTTGCCGATAATATGATATACTGCTATTAGACGGAGGTGGCGTATATGAAATACGATTCTGTTGCAGAAATCGCAAAAAAATGGAATATTTCAGAAAGAACTGTGCGAAATTATTGTGCATCCGGAAGAATTGAAGGTGCAGTCTTAAAAGGAAAAACATGGTGTATTCCAGAAAATGCGGAGCGTCCAAAACGGAAAAACGGGAAAGAAACAAGCCCAGAGCGAACGCTTTTATCGGTACTGCGTGAAGAAAAGGCAAGAAAAATAAAGGGTGGCATCTATCATAAAATCCAGATCGAATTGACATACAATTCAAATCATATAGAAGGAAGTCGGCTGACACACGATCAGACTCGTTTTATCTATGAAACAAATACGATCGGAATGGAAAAGACATCTGTTTTGAATGTGGACGACATTGTAGAAACGGCAAATCATTTCAAATGCATTGATATGATTATTGATGCAGCAAATCAACCATTGAGCGAAGCTTTTCTCAAATCACTGCATCGCACTTTAAAAAGTGGAACTAGTGATTCCAGAAAAGAATGGTTTGCTGTCGGTGAATACAAAAAGATTCCAAATGAAGTTGGAGGCAGAGAGACAACTCCACCGGAACAGGTTGCCCATCAAATCAAAGCATTATTGTCCGCATATCATCAGAAAAAAGAAAAGACACTGGAAGAACTCATTGCTTTTCATGTTGCATTTGAAAGGATCCATCCTTTTCAAGATGGAAATGGCCGTGTTGGACGATTGATTTTATTCAAGGAATGTCTGCGAAATCAAATTGTGCCGTTTATTATTGATGATAGCCTAAAAATGTTCTATTATCGGGGGTTACACGAATGGCACGATGAACACGGTTATCTCATTGACACTTGTTTAACCGCACAAGATCGGTTTAAGAATGATCTGGATTACTTCCGAATTGTATATTCGGACTAAATTCTTACAAATGCAACGCATTCCGTGTCAACCGATAAATCTCCAACCGTGACAGTGCTTTCGGCGATTGATTCGTCTGATTTACCGTTTTCCGGTTGTCGGTATTGTAATAATTGTTTACCGTTCCACCGGAACTGCCGGGCAGCATGGCTCCGGAGATTCCATGCAAGCTGTAATTCAAATCAGAATCCATGGTCAGCTGCATGGCTTTCGCCACACCGCCCACGGCTTTCTCCACATACTTCTTGCTTTTGTCGATGCCGTCTGCCAGTCCTTTCATAAAGTCCGGCATCCAGCTCTCGTAGTCCGTCAGCGGTCCTTTATCCGGTACAGAGAAGTGCAGGAAATCCCGAATGGTATCGGCAACACCAGTAACCGTATCAGCAAGATTGTTTATCATGCTCTTAATGCCGTCAATGATACCGCTGATAATATCTGCACCCCAGTTCCACGCATCAGAAGCAAGCCCCTTAATCCAGTCAACCGCCGCCTGAAATCCGTCCTGAATGGCAGTTTTCACGCCGCTGACCTTTGTGGAAACAGCGCTTTTAATGCTGTCCCAGATGCTGGAAATTGTGGATTTGATGGTGCTCATGATGCTTGAAATCTTGCTGGAAATAGAATCCCAAACAGAAGAAACCACGCTTTTGATGCTGTTCAGAATGGGGCTCAAAAATCCATAAATCGCATTCCAGACCGAAGTGATTACGGACTGAATCGCACCAAGCACTGTATCAATAACGCTTTTAATAGCGTTCCAGATGGTAGTAAAAGTATTTTTGATGCCCTCCAGAATTGGCGTCAGAAATGAAACAATTGCATTCCAGATAGCGGAAATCTTCTCCGAAATCCAGTCCATCACATTGCTGATGATAATGTGAATTGCCTGAAATATCGTTTCAAACAGGTACTTGAATGCATTCAGAAGAGGTGCAATGGTTTCATAAATGCTGTTCCAGACGGTCATAATGGTGTTGTAAATAGTCTGGAAAACTGTGGAAACCACCGTATAGATGGCATTAAAAATATTGCTGAAAAAGGTGTAGATTCCAGTCCAGATGTTGACGAAAAAGTCTCGGATACCCGTAATAATTCCGGTAAAAAACGTGGAAATGCTGTTCCAGGTATTCACAAAGAAGTCCTTGATAGAAGTCCAGACCTCATTCCAACTTGTGCCGAACCAGCCAAGCACCACATCTGCAATACCTTTCAGGGTATTCATGATATTGCGGAACGTGTTGACAACGAAATTCCAGATAGACGTAAAAATACCCTTGATGCCATTCCAGCACTGCTCCCAATCGCCAGTAAACAGACCGATCAGAACGTCCAGCAGCCCCAGAAGAACGCCTGTAAACTCTGAAAAGATGTTGGAGATGTTTTGAAAAACACCTTCAAAAATGGGAGCCAGCAGATTGCACAGTCCATCCCACGCTGCTTTCAGCACATCGGTGAAACTTTCAAAGTCGAATCCCAGAGCGTTTAACCGGTCAGTGATGCCCTGTGTCAATCCGGTAAAGGTGCTTTTGATCTGTTCCCAGATACCAATGATGTTGTTCTTGAATGTTTCATTGGTTTTCCAGAGATGCACAAAGGCAGCCACCAAAGCGGCAACAGCTGCGATAATGGCGAGCAGCGGACCTAATGACACGCCCAACGCTCCGGTAATGGCTCCAATGCCACCTTGCACAGTAGAGAAAAGGGCAGGCAGTTTGGACACTGCGGAAAAGACCGTCCCCACACTGGAAATGGTCTTTCCAAGCACCACCAGCATCGGACCCAGAGCAGCAGCCACCAGTGCAATTTTCGCAATGGTTTCTTTGGTCTGCGGGTCTAATTGGTTCAGCTTGTCCACCAGTTCCTGAATGCGGGAAACAATGGAGCGAATAGTGGGCATCAGGATGTCAGAAAAGGAAATCGCCAGTTCTTCCAGCTGGGACTTCAAGATGGTTACTTGTCCTGCAAGATTGTCCTGCATGACCGCTGCCATTTTTTCGGTCGTGCCATTATAGCCGTCTACTGTATCCGAACAGGTGTCAATGGCATTGGATAGTTTTTCAAAATCCGCCGGGGAACCGTTGATGATCGCCAGCATACCGGACATGGCCTCTTTGCCAAACAGCGAGGCAGCCGCCTGTGCCTGTTCTGCTTCAGAAAGACCGCCCAATTTCTGACGGAGTTGTTCCATGAGTTCTCGTAAAGAGTACATCTTGCCGGAACTATCCGTCAGAGAAATGCCGTACTGTTCCATGGCAGATGCTACCGTGTCTGTCGGCTTTGCCAGATTGGTAATGGCAGCACGCAGTGCTGTACCAGCCTGTGAGGATTTGATACCGGCGTTCGCCATCAGTCCGATGGCAATGGCAGAGTCTTCAGCAGAGTATCCCAAAGAACCCAGCACCGGAGCGGCATACTTGAAAGTTTCACCCATCATGCTGACGTTGGTATTGGCATTGCTTGATGCAGCTGCCAGAATATCCGCAAAGTGTCCGCTGTCCGAAGCAGACAAACCGAAAGCGGTCAGAGCATCCGTGACAATGTCCGAAGTAGATGCCAAGTCTTCACCACTGGCGGCGGCAAGATTCATGATGCCTTCGATACCGCTGAGCATATCGTTGGTTTTCCAGCCTGCCATCGCCATGTAGTTCATAGCATCCGCAGCCTCACTTGCAGAGAACTTCGTTTTACTGCCCATCTCACGAGCCTTGTCCCGGAGCGCATCCAGTTCATCACCAGCCGCACCGGATACAGCAGCGACCTTGCTCATGGCAGAGTCGAAGTCGGTTGCGGTCTTGACTGCGACAGTTCCGGTAGCCATAACGGGAACGGTTACATGAGTGGTCAGTGTCGTACCGACATCGGCGATCTTGTCACCGGCTTTTTCAAGCATTTCTCCCGCTTGACCGAGCTTTGCAAGCGCCGTGCTGGAAGCCTCCGCCTCACGCTGGAGGTTCTGCAGTTCCTGTTCCGTTTCAATGATCTCACGCTGCAGGGCATCGTACTGCTCCTGCGAGATGTCGCCGTTGGCGAGAGCCTGATTTGCTTGCTCCGCTGCCGTTTTCAGAGTTTCCAGCTTTTCTTTGGTAGCCTTCACCGCATCGGCGAGGAGCTTATGCTTCTGCGAGAGCAGTTCTGTGTTGGATGGATCGAGCTTCAGCAGCTTCTGAACATCCTTGAGCTGCGTCTGCGTGCCCTTGATGTCCTTGTTGACACCTTCCAGTGCCTTGGACAGCTTGGTGGTATCGCCGCCGATCTCGACCGTGATGCCCTTGATTCTGCTTGCCATGCGGTTTCACCTCCTCCGTGAGGGCATGAAAAAAGCACCTGCCGAAGCAAGTGCTTATTTTAAACTCTTGATAAAAAACAACTTAAATCTTTTTTAGTTTGCCGTCTTCTGCTTTGTACGAACCAAACTCAATTCTTCCTCTGGTGATTGTCATTCCTACAACATAAGAATCAGACATACTGTTCACGCCTACAAAAGTAAGAGGTGTTCCTTTTTCTAATTGATAGATATACTCAGCAATTTGCGGCATTTCACCCTGCGGACAATCGATCTCGATAGTGTTACCTGTGGCAGTATCGAAAATAGATAATGTGTAATCATCATGCTTATGACTTGCAATAAATTTCTCTACGAGTGAAGAAACACCGCCTAATGCCAAAGATATGTCCTCAACCATCCACATCGGGTCTCCAGTCATAGGGTGAGTAGATTCCTTATGGGTATAATTTTGTTCCATAACAAACAACCTCCTTCTTTTTCATTGCGAAAACGAACACAATACTGTATTTATAGTATAGCAATAATAGAAGGAAAAGTCAATTGTCAAAATGCATCAAAGTCCGCCTGTCCAGCAACCTCATGCCAACCGTCGTAGTCATCGTTTTCACGCTCAGTGAACATATCATTGATGATTCCGATCGTCAGCAAGTCCAGCTCGGTCAATGTCAGACCGAGCTGTTTGCATCTTAGGAGAAACAACGGCGTTGTCATCGGGCGGTCAGTTTTGCGATGTTTTTTTTAGATTCCGCCTGCGTCTCCACGTTAAGTCCCCACAGTTCAATGAGCTGCGGAAGCACCTCGTAAATGGAGAATGTGTTAAAACGTTCAAGCCAGTCATCCGGATTGTCCGGGACGTTTTCCGGATCAGCGTGTTTTGCCATGATGTATGCGATATTCTCGAACACCTCAAGGCTCTCGATGTCAAGGGTAGAGCCTTCCTCATCGCCCTCCTGAACAGAGGTCTGGAGCGATGCGAAGTCCTTGTAGATGTCCCTGCGGAACTTGATGCGGTAAAGGCGAGGAACAGCGGCACTCGCCTTGAACGGAACCTCAATGCCGTCAACGGTAATCGTCTTTTTAATAGCCATGCTGTACCTCCTTACTCAGTCGCGCTGCCAGACTTGGTCGATGTGGAACGAGTGCCGGTGCTGTTGTTGGTTGCAGCAGTCGGCATATACACAGAATTGTACCAGTTGTCGTAGGTGGTCTGGTCGGTGCTTTCGCAGGTCTTGGACTTCACCAGACTGTTCGGCAGCGCCGATGCTTTGAGGGACAGCTTTTCCGTCTTGACGCTCTTGCTCTCCTCGGTAGTCTCGCCCTCGGTCGCAGGACGGGACGCAGAGCAGCAGTAAAGCACATGGCGGATGTGGTTCTTGTCGCCGTCAAACTCGAACATGAGTGCAAACTGCGATGTTTCCGCATCGTTGCGCTCCACCAGAACGCCCTTTGCATCAAGCTGCTCACCGAGAATCGCCGTTGCGAAGTCGGTGGTGATGAGCGCGACCTCCAGATCGCCGTCATAGCCTGCGTTGTTGTTGATGACATAATACACGCTGTTATCGGCATAAAAATTCTCGTTCTCGCCGTTGGCGTCAATGCTCAGGGAAACTGCACCGGGCAGGCGCACAGGCGTTGCAAATGTCGGAACACCGTCATCGCTCCATGCCGTGATCTTTGCCCAATGCACCTTGTTCAGACCGAATTTTACCTTATTCTTCTGCAGTACCATTGTTATACCTCCATTTCGTAAAGCACCTCGTAGAGCTTTTCGCTCTCGATATAGCTTTCAGTTTTCGTGTAATAGATATTGTGCTGCGTCAGCACTTCCTCCACACGGCTTTCCGTTTCGGGCGACTTTTCATCCGTATACAGTTCCACATCAAGCTGCTTGAAACTGTGATACATCAGGTTATCCGCGCCGAAGGTGTCCTCGCCGGGTGAGAGGAAAATAACAAAGGGCGGTTTCGGAGACTCGCCCTCGGCAAAATGATGATAGGCGAACGGTAGACCGGTCTCCTGCATCGTTTCATTGATTTCTTCATAGGTCATGACAGCGCCTCCTCGATGAGCTGCGTGAGCATTTCCTCGCCGTGCGCTTCCGCAGGCGCGATATGCGGCTTGCCGGATACACGTCCGCCGTTCCGCTTTGCATGACCTTTTTCCAGCAGGTGCGCAAGCTGATAGCGGTCTTTCGAGTGAACGGTCATTTCGAGTGTATGGCTGTTCTCCCGCGTTTTCTTGGTCGCCCAGCTTTTTGCATAACGTCCGGTACGCTTCGGTGCATTGGCGGAGATTTCCTTCTTGACAGAGGTTGCTGTCTTTTTCACAGCCGCTTTCATGGCTGCATCCGCAAGGTCTGCATATTCCGTCAGACCGCGCATGATCTCGTCCGCCATATCGTCAATCGAAGTCATCCTGCTCACCAGCCTTTCGTGTACCTGCCGTGATTTTCATATAGTCCAGCGACTTGTAATTCGGCAGCACACCGGAAATATCATACACCAGACCACGGAAGCGCAGCTTGTGCGTTGTGGTATTGATGTGCTTGGTATCGGGTGTCTGCCGGACAGTAAATTCCAGCGAGGTGACTTCTTTGGTGACACCTGCCTCAGTCGTTTCCGTCGATGTCTTTACGGACACGGCAGCCCAGCAGGAGAAGGCTTCCTCCCACCGGGCTTTGTGGTTGCCGATGCCGTCTATCTTCGTGCTGTGTTCGAGGAAGGCGATCCGTTGATTGAGCGTTCCGATCTCCATCAGATCACCCCTTCCCGCTGTGCAAACAACAGCGAACGGAGCGTGAGTGTCAGCTTGTGGTAGTCAGCACCATTGCGGTTCTCGTAGAGGTAAGAAACAGTATACAGCATAGCCTGCCGGGTGGTTTCCTCATTGACCGTAAGCGCTTGCTCGTCCATTCTACCCACGTCCTGCACCAGCCGCTTGGCAGTGTCGATCAGCGAGAGGATGAGCTTGTCATCCTCTGTATGATCCACACGAAGATAGTTTTTTGTCTCAGCCAGAGTGATCATGCACCGCTGCCACTCTTGACCTTCAGAGTCTTGATTGCTTCGGGGAGAATGAGCTTGCCGTCAAGACGCTCCATTGCAAGGAAGCCGACCTGACCGGTCATTGCGAACAGCTCATTCAGGCGCTTGAAGGTACGACCGGAACGGTCAGCGATCCAGTAATAGCTGAAATCGCCGAATGCCATACACTTCTTGCCAGCGCCGATCTCCGGAACATAGCTGGAGGTCTTGTAAGGACGGTTGAGGATGGTATCAGGAACGCCTGCCGCAACGGAAGGCTGCCAGATGTAGTTACCGTTGCCGTCCTTGAGCTTACGGAGTGTCTTGACCGTAGAATCGTTCAGCACCCAGACTGCCTTCTTGCGGTACGGGCTGCGGAGCGAATAGAAAAGCTCCATCACATCATCGAAGGTGATGCTTGCGCCTGCGGTCGTTGCGCCGTCCTGTGCGCCGCCGGTTGCATTGAAGATACCGGTAGACTTACCGGTACCATTGCCGATGAAGAAGGCTTCCTCTTCCTTTGCACCAATACGACGGGCAAACTCACGGGCGATGTAGGACGGAAGGTCGAACACGCTGTCGCTCAGAAGTTCCTCGGAGATCTTGATCGCCGTGCCGAGCTTATATGCGGAGAGCGATGCCTGACCGAAGGTGTCATCGGAGAGCGTGTACTGCTCCTCCTCATCCATCCAGACCGCATCGCCCTTCGATGTCACGATCGGAATCTTGCGGTCACCGGAACTGGTCTTGATAACCGTTGCCATCTGGCGGAAGATGTTCTCCTCCTCAAGTGCCTCGATGAGCTTTCTCTCAAACTCATCCGGCACAAGATAGCCGCCCTCGGTGTCCGTACCGACATGGAGGTCGTTGCGGACATCGATCCAGTTGCGGTTGCGGATGCTGTTCCAGAAGGCATCACTGTATGCTGCAGATGCAGTTCCGGTCTTTTCCGGCTCGGTGTTCTGTATCGCAGGTGTGGTGAGAATCGGTGCAGATGTTGCCTTCGCCATATCCGCCTCGATCTCCGCCTGACGCTCCATGCGCTGGATCTCCTTGCCGAGGTTCACGATGGTTGCTTCCATTGCGTCATAGGTCTTGCTGCCCTCCTCGGAAAGCGTACCGTCAGCCTGACGCTTGCTGTCAAGGAAGTCGCGGGCAGTATCCCACGCCTTCGCTCTCTTTTCACGAAGTTCCTGAATAGTCATTTTACATACCTCCAATCAGTATTTCAGAAGATTCAGCCGACTCATCAGCTGATCTACGGGTGTACCTTTGTGTTCTGCCGAGACCTTCTGCATCAGGCTCTGCATGGTTGCTGCACGGGAATAGGACATTGCCGTCAGGGTGTCCTCCTTCGACTCATCCTCATCCGGTGTATCTTCATCGCCATCGTCCGGATCCTCCTCCGGCTTCGGCTGCGGCTGACCGCTTGCGAACAGAATACCGTCCACCAGTCCGAGGAACTGCGCCTTTTTCGCATTGAGCCATGTTTCCTCGTCCATCATGCGGGCGATCTTGCTGCGGCTCAGACCGGACTTTTCCTCGTAAGCGTTGATGATGCTCTCCTTGACCTCGTCCAGAAGCTCGATTGCCTTCTGCATCGCTTCCTTATTACCGAAAGCGACCGTCGAAGGATTGTGGATCATCAGCATACCGGTCGGTGCGATGAGGGTTTCATCGCCAGCCATAGCGACCACGCTTGCAGCAGAAGCCGCAATGCCATCGATCTTGACTGTGACCTTGCCCTTATGACTGCGGAGCATCGTATAGATCTGCGATGCCGCAAAAACATCTCCGCCGGGAGAATTCAGCCATACGGTGAGATCACCGCTGACCTTTGAAAGTTCGTTACGGAACATGGCAGGCGTGATCTCATCGCCGAACCATGTGTCTTCCGAAATCGGTCCGTTGAAGATCAGCTCGGATGCACCGGTGTCTTCATTGCGTACCCAGTTCCAGAATTTATTCATCTGCATTTCCTCCTTTCTCTGCGAAAGCGCCTGCGTCTTCCAGCTTTGTGAAACTGCCGTTCACCAGATACAGATTGCCGCCTTCCTCATCTGGAATCGCGTTCATATCCTCCAGCTCACGGATATCGTTGGCGGACAGCCAGCCGTTCTGACGTGCGGTCGCATAGCCCTGCATACGGCTTGCATAGTCGCCGCGCAGCAGACCTTCCACATTGAATTTAATGAAATAGCGCCCCTTTTCGGAGTCCGAAAGAAGCGCTTTCTGTAGTCCCTGTTCCCAGCGTACCAGCCACGGATCAAGGGTGTATTTTACGAATTCGAGCGACAGATGCTCGATGTTGCTGAAAGTAGCATGGTCGAGGTCGCCGATCATATGTAGCGGCACTCGGTACAGGCGGGCAATTTCCTCAATCTGAAACTTTCGGGTTTCAAGGAACTGCGCCTCGTTGTTGGGAATGGAGATCGGCGTGTATTTCATGCCCTCCTCCAGGATCGCCGTCTTGTGCGCATTGCTGCTGCCATACGCCCGCTGCCAAGCCTCACGCACACGCTCCGGATTTTTGATTACGCCCGGATGTTCCAGCACCGCCGAAGGTGCAGCTCCGTTTGCGAAGAAGGACGAGCCGTACTCATCACAGGCGACCGCAAGCCCGAGTGCATTCTTTGCCATTGCAATGGGACTGTATCCGACCAGACCGTCAAAGCCCAGTCCCGGAATATGCAGCACCTGTTCCATCGGCAGAATGATCTCGCCCTGCAGCCTGAAATTAGGGTTGTGTTCGTCGTACCGGCTGTAGCGGTAAATGAGCCTTCCGCGATCGTCACGGTCAACACGCACCTTATCCGGCATCAGCGGGTACAGCCCGATGACATCACCTCTGCCGTTCCGGATGATCTGCGCATAGGCGTTGCCGTAGATCAGCAGATGTGCCATGAGCGTTTCCCGGAACACAAACGATGTCATTTCGGGATTCGGCTGGTCATGCAGCAAAAAATAAAGCGGGTGCTTCGGCACTCGCTCTTTTCCGTTATCGGTGTATTGGTAAACGTGCAAGGGAAGCTGTGCAATCGCCTCAGACAGCACTCTCACACAGGCATACACTGCGATGATCTGCATTGCCGTGCGGTCGTTGACACGCTTGCCTGCCTGTGTCCGTCCGAAGAAATAGCTGTAGGACGGCGAATCATAACTGTCCTTCGGCTTGTCCCTCGACCGGAACAGTCCGCTGAAAATGCCCATGTGCATCACTCCTTTCAGGTTTCAGGGCATGAAAAAAGCACCTGCAAGTGCAAGTGCTTTTTCTATATTTTACAGAGGGAATAATGAAAGAGAAGGTTTCCGCTTAGCACGGATAGCAGATACAATAGAAACAGCGGTGGATTCAATAGTGCGAATCTGCTTTTGATTTACCTTGCAGGAATCAATAACATGATAATCAATATATTCTTCCTGCTTTCCGTCAACTGTTCGCTTCATTTTTTTGAGCTTGCAGATAACAATGAACTTCTCACCATGATGATTTTTAGACCGATGTTCAGCAATGTCATCATGTGCAGCGTGCCATGTCAGGTACCGATTATACTCTCTATCATCGGTATACTTGGGTTGATGTATTCTCGGAAACAGTTCAACAATGATCCAGTTGAAGCCAATCCTTCTTTCAAACTGTGTTTCAAAAGTATTTACTGATATCACATCGATCCATTTTCCCGTTGTATTGACTGCTGCTGCACAGTCACGCACTACATGAACAGCTGCAGCTTCACCTGACTCATAATAGTCGATGAATCCTTGATTCTCAAATCTTTCATACCATTTTTCCATTGTAGAGACTCCTTTACGATTCGTTTTTACGGAACCATTTCAGAAGTTCTTTTCCCGTTTCATTGATCGAAAGTGTCCATTCGCCATTATCATTTTCTGAATAGTCTGTAATCCCTTTGATACCGCTTGTTATACGAACAGGATTGTGATAACTGTTCCATTCCTTCTTGAATTTCTCAGCATCACCATACCATTCAGGGATTTCCTCTCTGCGGCATTGGAGATATTCCGGAATATCATCATCATAGCAAATAAGCCATAAGGGAACATCATCACATAGGTCATTTGCCCATCGCCCATTTGTAAGATGTACCCCGCCTTTATCAAGTTCGGGAAGAAGCTTCATTGCTTTGTGCATATCGATGTGAAACCATAATACATGGTCGTAATCAGCATTCCAATCACTCTCGTCCAGCCTTTTATGCCCACTGTCGATAAAATCACAAATCAGTTCCATTGACAGACGACATACATCAAACTCTTTTTCTGGATTCAGTCGCAATGCTCTAACAAGAAAATCGGTCTGAACATATTTCAAAACCTTATAAAGACCCTCGGCAATATTCAAGAGATTGATACTGCCAAACCGACTGACAAATTCATAAGGAATCAACTTCAAATCATCACGCAGGTCAGATGAATCCATTTCTTCTCGATCAAGGAATTCTGCATGATAGATATAGAGAATTCCAAAAAGCTCCTGTTGGCTAAGAGTCAAATGGAGCGTTCTGACAATATCGTTCGTATCATCATCAAAGAGAAAATAAGGAAAGCTATCCTGCTGATCGCGTTCTTCGCTTATGAGCATTTCATGTATCAGTGTTTCTAACGGAATATTAAACAGGTAGGAAAGCTTTGTCAGCTTTTCTGAACGTATTTGGTTTTTACCCGATTCCCAGTTCTGCACTGCTACAGTAGATACATCAAGTTTTTCAGCAAGCTGTTCTTGCGTAAGTCCAGCCAGTTTCCTATTTCGTTTAAGCATCGCACCGAAAGAGTTCATATGTCTGCCTCCTCTTATAGAATACACCATCTGACATCTGAGCACAACAAAGTAAAACTACATTTCAAATAAAGTTTCGCTTGGTCTTATCATATCACTCATTCAGCTACTTGTCAAGCGTTATAGTACCAGCAAATCCCTCTCATCATAAATGCTGTCACCGGAGTCGTTTCCGCAGCGGATCGCACGGTCGAGTGCCATGATGGTAGCGACCGTTCCGTCGATCTTCTCCGTGGACTTTTCCTTGTCGGGCTTGATGTTTCCTGTCGGATCACGCTTGATGAAAATGTTGTCCATATTCCAGCGGAGAACCGGATGCCCGTTGTGGGCGATCTTCTGCTCCAGCGTCAGCTTCATCAGCTCTTTGGTCGGCGGCGACATATCACGGTAGCCCTGCCCGAACTGCACCAGCGTGAAGCCCAGCCCCTCAAGGTTCTGTGACATCTGCACTGCGCCCCAGCGGTCGAAGGCGATCTCCCGGATGTTGAACCGTGTACCCAGCTCGTCAATGAAGTTTTCGATGAAGCCGTAATGCACGACGTTGCCCTCGGTCGTCATCAAAAAGCCCTGCCGCTGCCAGAGGTCATACGGCACATGGTCGCGCCGGACACGCAGGTCAAGCGTTTCCTCCGGCAGCCAGAAATACGGCAGAATATAATAATGGTCGTCCTCTTCGGTCGGCGGGAAAACCAGCACGAATGCCGTTATATCCGTTGTGGACGAGAGGTCGAGACCTCCATAACATACACGCCCTTCCAGCAGCGATTCGTCGAAATCAACCTTGCAGGTGTCCCATTTGTGCATCGGCATCCAGCGGACGGTCTGTTTCACCCATTGATTCAGACGGAGCTGCCGGAAGGCGTTTTCTTCGCCGGGGTTCTGCTTTGCGGATTCGCAGGCGGCTTCCACCTTGTCCATGCCGATGGTTTCACCCAGCGACGGATTTGAGTTTTTCCAGACCTCCGGAGAAGTCCAGTCGGCATCGTCCGGAGCGCCGTATATGACCGGATAGAAGGTCTTGTCGATCTTGCGCCCTTCGAGAATATCCTGCGCCTTCTGGTGTTGCTCGTAGCAGATGGAATTGGTGTCCGTGCCCGCCGTTGTAATCAGAAAATACAGCGGCTGCATTCGTGCATCGCCGGAACCTTTCGTCATAACGTCAAACAGCTTCCGGTTGGGCTGCGTGTGCAACTCATCGAACACGACTCCGTGAATATTGAATCCGTGCTTGCTGTACGCCTCAGCGGAAAGCACCTGATAGAAGGAGTTGGTCGGCACATACACGATGCGCTTCTGCGAGGTCAGGATTTTGACGCGCTTGTTCAGCGCAGGACACATCCGCACCATGTCGGCGGCGACATCGAACACGATCGCAGCCTGCTGGCGGTCAGCGGCGCAGCCGTATACCTCGGCACGTTCCTCACCGTCCCCGCAAGTGAGCAGCAGGGCGACCGCAGCGGCAAGCTCAGACTTTCCGTTCTTTTTCGGAATCTCGATGTATGCCGTGTTGAACTGCCGGTAGCCGTTGGGCTTCAGAACGCCAAACAGGTCACGGATGATGCGCTCCTGCCAGTCGATCAGCTCGAAGGGCTTTCCTGCCCATGTGCCTTTGGTATGGGCAAGGCACTCAATGAACCGGACTGCGTAGTCGGCGGCAGCTTTGTCATAGTGGGAATCCTCCGCCATGAACTTGGTCGGTGTATAATCTTTCAGCTTTCGCAAGTGCCTCACCTCCTTCAGAGAGAAAGGCGGCTGCCCTCCGGTAGCCGCCTTCGTGTTTTTAGTTGTATTCGTACATCAGGATCGCCAGCGCCGTTTCCGCAGCCTCATTCTGCGGCGGAACATCCAGCTCCCGGTCGTAGTTGTAAACAACCTCGCCCTTGATCTTCAGCGTTGCCTTGCTGATCTTGCCGCCGTCGATCCCGTACTGGCTGCCCTCGTCGTAGGCTTTCACCCAGTAATGAACGACCGTGTACTTTCCGTCACCCTTCGGAACTCCGATCGTACCTTCGTGCCACATAATGTTTTCCTCCGTTTTTCGTAGTTTTCGGTGGGCTTTGCCCTTCCGTTGTACACATATTAACTCTAAACGGTGGATATATCAAGTGTGAGTAATAACAATGATCTTCGCGGTATTTTCCGCCTGCTTGTGTACTTTACGCCCGCCCGCAGGATCCGCAGAAACGCGCCGTGTCGGGCTTGATTTTTCTGTGGAATAATGATATACTTTGGGTGTGAGGATACTGGCCCACAAACCTGAATTTGTAATGATGGTATATTGAAGATAGTGCAGCATGTCCTTATATAATTATTGACATCACCTTTCAGATAGGATGTAATGCAACCAAACGCAACATAAAACAGATTATTTTGACAAGTTCGATTGGTGGACGTTTTGCGAATGCCGTGTTATACTTTTCATAGAAACCGTATAAAGGAGGAGCTCTATGAAAAAGATACTGAAGATCACGGCAATAGTTATCGTTTCGCTGATAATTATTCTGTTAGTAGTTTTTGGAGTTTATTGGCATAATAATATGCACTGGTATGACAAGTATCAGAAAGCACTTGATAAGGTCGGTGCTGAGGAAAAACAGTTTACTCTGCCGAACGGTAATACCATCAATTACGGCGAAGTATCAAATGACAAGCCTACACTTCTTCTTATTCACGGGCAGATGAGCGTGTGGGAGGATTACGCACTTGTGATGCCTGAGCTTTGTAAAAACTGGCATATCTATGCGGTCGATGTATACGGACACGGCGGTTCGTCTCACGATGAGAGCCTTTACTATATTGATGTGAACGGCGATGACATTATCACATTCATCAATGAGGTGATCGGTGAGCCGACAGTTGTTGCAGGTCATTCCAACGGTGCGCTTACTGCCGCCTACATTGCGGCTTACGGCGGAGAGAATATCGCAGGTGCAGTGCTGGAAGACCCGCCCGTTTTCTCCACGCAAGGTGAGGGCTGGGAGCAGAGCTTCGCATATCTTGACACCTACAAAAATCTCCACGATTACAATAATTCGGATAAGGCTGAGTGCTGGGAAGCGTATTATCTTCGTCACTGCTACTGGGGACAGCTTTTTATGAAGGACTCCATGCCGAGTATCGCTGACTATGCGCAGAGCTATCATGAAAAACACCCCGATGAGCCTGTGAAGATAGGTTTTCTGCCGTCCTCGATATGGTATGTATTACAATTTGCACAGGAGTATGACTTTGCATACGGAGAGCGATTTTACGACCTTACATGGAATCACGGGCTTACACATGAGCAGATACTTTCTAATATTGATGTACCCTGCGTTTATATCCATGCAAAGGAAAATGTCGCCGAGGACGGGACATATCTCTGTGCAGCATCCCGTGAACAGGCAGAGCGTGCAGTATCGTATATCGGAGACAATTGCCGCCTTATCGAAACAAGCGACAGCGACCATGTTATCCACACCTCACACAAGGACGATTATATCAATGCTGTTGATTCATTACTGAAATGAGGGAATATCATGCTGAAAGAAAATCTTATTATGCTTCGCAATATCCACGGCTTTTCACAGGAGGAGATCGCCGAGAAGATCGGCATATCACGGCAGGCTTACGCAAAATGGGAGAACGGCGTTACCGTTCCGGATATAGAAAAGTGTATGCGTCTCGCCGAAGTCTACGGAGTGACCATAGACAGCCTTGTGAAAACAACGACGCTTGACGGGAAAGGGGTACTTCCACCGCCGCAGAAGGGAAAGAATATCTGGGGTTCTGTGGTCATAAACGAGCGCGGTCAGCTTGTTATCCCAAAAGAAGTCAGAGAGAAATTCGGGCTGACAGGCGGGCAAAGGCTGATCGTTCTGACCGATGATAAGGAAGGGATAGCACTTGTTCCCGCGGAAATGTTTGAGAAAAAGATGCAGCAGGCAATGGAATATGCTTCTGTACAGCCGAAGGAATAAAATACAGAGCATTGTGAGGAGAAGCAGGATAAGTAACAGTACGACAAATTGAAGTTTACAAAGCAATGCAGCAAATTGTGAATATTCTGATACTAAGCAAGACCATATGACTAATAACATACGTAGCACGAGGCAGAGGCCCCCTTCGGGGCTTTCTGCCTTTTGGCTTATCTGCCGGTCATCCATTCCCATTCGCTTTCGCAGGCGTCTGCGTATTCTTCCTCGAAAAGGGCGTCGTCGTCGATCCATTCGGTTTCGTACTCGATATCCTCGATGTCCTCGAAGGTCGTGCAGTTTGCTGCGGCGTCTTCCTGCACAAGGCTGTCGGCGTTCTCCTCAATCCAAGCTCTGAAGTCTTCTGCGTCGAGGTCGTCCTCGTTCTCGATCTCCAGTTCGTAGCCTTCCTCCTCGGTGTCGTACCAAAGGATCGTGGCGCTTTTGATCGCCTCGCGCTCGTTCCAGTCGTCTCTGCCTGCCATCGCTCTTGCCTTTGCCATTCCGTAGCTGATCATTGTTTTTTCCTCCGTGTTTCGTAGTTTCCGGTGGGCTTTGCCCTTCCGTTGTGTACATATTAACTCTGAAAGCACATAATAGCAAGCCGCTAAAACTACAGAAGATACGGGGAAAATGTGCGGCGGGTGTTGTGTATAATACACCCGCCGCTGTAATCCTTATTCGCCGAGAGAAATCGGCATCAGGATGTTGCCGACCAGCACGAAATCGTATGCCTGCCGGAAGAACTCCGTGTACTTTTCGGTCAGCTCCTGCGGCAGGTCGGTGAAGTCGTCCTCGCCCAAGCCGCAAAGGAAGAACGTCCCCTTGATGACGCCATAGCCTTTGATCGGGCGATTCCACTTCTGTTCCGGATGGTAGAGTGCTTCCTCCTCGCATACCAACGCGACCGGATCATCAAAGGGGTAGATTGCCTGAATGTACCCGCCAACCGTCTGCTGCAGGCTGTCAAGGTCGCCGCTGATCTCCTTTGCGTAGGGCTGCTTGCCTGGTTCAACAACTAAAATGTTCATGTGAATGCTCCTTTTGCTTTATTCCGCTTCTCCTGCGGTAGTGACATATTAACTCTGAACCGAGGATATATCAAGCATTATCGGCAAAATAAATGTGACAAACATCGCGGCGGAAATGCCGCTGAATTGTACATTGCTGGGGAGCCGCACACGGTCTCAGCTGTCGCTTCGGTCGGTGCTTCTGCCTTCGGCAGAGGTGTCCACCGGACACCCGCACCCCTGTGTGGGGCGGGTTACCGAAAGGGATACCGTTTTTGGAGGATATCCGTACCGCGCCACACGGGGCAACGTGGTCGGGGACACAGGCTCTGTGCGGCTCTGTGCGCCTTATTCTTCGCCTTCGTACTTCTCGTGGATGATGCCGAGAATCTTGTCCTGTTCCTCGCGTCCGACGCCGATGCTTTCAAGCGCTTCACGCGTTCCGCAGTCGGGGCAGATCGGGCTGTTATCCGCGCGGGAAAGAGCTGGTCGGGCGGTATACGCCTGCCCGCATTTCGGGCAGACGCGAGGCTCGTTGTTGCGGTCTTTCATCGCTGTACCTCCTTTGCGCTGATTTCGTAGGCGGCATCGAGGAACTTGGTATCGAAGCCGAAGTTCCGGTAGCCTTCCTCGCAGGTGCGGATGTAGGCAAGCGACGGAATTCCGAGGCTGCGCTCCTCGTGCATGATGTATACGAAGGCGGTCAGCTTCTTGGTCTTGCCGCTTGCCAGCTTCACCGGTAGGCGGACTTCCTTCTTGTAGTAGAAGGTCGGGCAGCCCTCGTAGGCATCCAGTCGCTTCTCGTCGGCTGCGGTGACCTCCCATACCGCGATCGGAACGATGCCGTTCTTCTTCGGTTCTATGGTTAGGTACGCGCCGGTCTTGCTGCCCTTGTAAAGCAACTCGTAGTCGGGGATTGCCGTGATGCCGATGGGCTTTGCGGTCGGGCAGCGGTAGCGCATCTGGCGCACGTTCAGGTTTGAGCCGTAGGCAAGGTAGTACTTCTTTTCCATGTCAATCGTCCTTTCCGAAGGAAGTCTCCTTCTACCACCCTAAGCCGCCCGTAGGCGGCAGGTGGGGAAAGGCGGCGGTTACTTTTCCGCCTTGCCCAGTTCGTATGCCTTGCGAAGTATCTCGCGGATGCCCCAGACGCTCACCTCCGGGAAGTCCTCGGTGTCGTTCCAGCGGGTGTCCAGCCCGCCGCGCTGCTCCAGTGCGTAGTCCGCTTTCATTGCGATCTGCTCCAGCTTCTTGTCGGTTTCCGTTCCCCATTCGATGTTGCTCATTGCTCGTTCCTCCGTGTTTGTTTTCCGGTTGTTTTCCGTTCCGGTAGTCACATATTAACTCTTTTCGGGGAGAATAGCAAGCCGCTAAATGTACAAAACATCGCGTGGGAAAATGTGCCGTTCTTTGTGTAGAATATGCCTTGCCGCTGTTTGTGCCGTGTGCGCCCCGTACAGGGCTTTTTACCGAAAGGGGCAGTTACTCGGAGGATACCACTCCCGCCCCACACGGGGCGCTGTGGGCGGCTGTTTCACCGCCCTTGCCCGTGGCGGCAGACCGGTTAAGGTCTGCCGAATCGGAAGGCTGCATTATGTAAAGCTTTACATAATGCAGCTTATCGCAACTTCCGAGTTATGTAAAGTTAAAATGAGGAGAATGGAATAAT